CTTGGAGATAACTCGCTTCTGATGCCCTCCGCAGAGGAGTGCCCTCGGGTCGCCACCCTGTGCCCACACCTTCTGAAGGAGCAGGTTGACATTGTCTTCGGACAACTGGATGGAAGCCGAAGAGCCCGTGCCTGTACCGACAGCGGTGTTGGTGACGATGGCTTTCTGAAGACCCTTCGCCGTGCGACCCGTCGAAGTCGTTCCTGCACCAGTATTGCCTGTGTTCAGGAAGATTTTCTCGTAGTCGGTGACGAGAGCCTTGAGAGCCTTCATCACTTCTCGGGCGACTTGGTCTTTGATGCCTGCCACGGTCGTGGCAATCTGCGTGAAGGTCACATCCCAGTTTCTGAGACGGATGTGGGTATAATTCCCGACCCTCGTCCTCGTCGCAGGCTGAGTATATGACAGGCTCGCACCTTCCACGACAGCCGTGGTGTTCGCAGACGCTAACGCATCGGTCTGCCACTCGTGTTTCGTTGCCGTCGCCTTAACCTTCTCGGCGAGTTTGAACAGCGGTGCTTCGTCAGCGAACAGGTCGGCGACCACATCGGTCAAACCTTCCCTGATGCCTCTGGCGAAGTATGTATTGACTTGCGTCGATGCCATTGTAGTGAACCTCTCCTTGGTTACTTATATTCGTCAGGAATGAGGTTTTCGATGTTGAACGACGGGTCGGCTTTTATGAGAGCGAGACGGTCGCTCGTGTCTCCACCTCTGAAAGCCTTGGCACGCAACTTTCCGAGGTTGGCATCCTTGCCCTTGCCCTTAAGACCTGCGCTATCGAGCGAGGTCTTACGCTTGAGCGAGTTGTTCGCCCTCTTCAGTTCGTCCACCTTCTCCTTGCCTGCCTTCGTAGAGCTTATCGCCCTGAAATGCTTGTAGGCGAGTTCGAGAGCCATTGCCTGACCACGGGTGAGCGTCTTGAGGTCGGGATTCGAGTTGTAGATATCCGAGGCGATTGCCTTCAGTTTCGAGGCGTTCTCCTTGGTCATCTCAACTTCCCCGAGAGAAGTGATACGCTGTGCCACCTTGTTATACTCGTCCACCTGCCGACCGACGAAGCGGTCGCCGAACGAGTTGATGGCGTTGTTGACCTTGTCTTCAAGGTCGATGAGTTTGCGTATCTTATCCTCGTCGTCCTCTTTCTTCAGAGCCACGACGACTTCACGCTTGGTCGCCTTCAGACCTTCAAGAGTCATCGAGTTGAGTTTGACCGTATCAGGGTCTTTCTCTGCCTCGGTCTCCTTCGTGCCCTTCAGACGAGCGTTTTCTTCCTCAAGTGCCTTGAGGCGAGCGTTGAGCGACGAGATTCGCTTGTGCACCTTCGACTTTGGCACAAGTTCCTCATCGCCTTCCTCGTCCTCTTCCTCGTCCTCGGATTCATCCTCCGATTCAGACTCATCATCCGACGCTTCAGTTTCTGAAGTGTCGTCGTCTTCCTCGGTCGACTCATCTTTGGTCTCTTCCTCCGCGCCCTCGTCCTCGGTCTCTTCGGTCGATTCCGATTCATCCTCAGGCTTTTCTTTCGGAGGTGCATCGCCCTTCTTGTTGCGGATGCTCTCTACGGAGGACAGGTCGAGACCGTCAAGCGTATTCTCTTGAATACGCTTCATCGTCTTCGATTCTGCCTCACCTCTCTGACCCTCTTCCGACGCTTTCTGTTCGTCGGTAAGTTCCATCTGCTCTTTTACTGCCATTGCTACTCTCCTGCCTTTCGGCGTTGCCTCGCATTTATTATAGTGCCTTGGGAGGCACTTCTGAGGATTTTACAGAGGATTTAAGAGTCTCAGGCTCTTCTCCATTTAGCGTCTTGGGAGACGACCTCAGAGTATGTAAAAAGACCTTCTCGACCCACTCGAGGAAGTCTTGATACCGCATTGCACCCTTTTTAAAATTGCATAGCGTACAGCACGGAAGGCAGTTGCCAAACACATACCCGTCCGAGTTATCCTTCCTGTCTATGCCATTAAATACTTTTGATTTATCTCCACAGTAGTGGCACGGCTGAGTCACTACTTCGGTAAAATGTTCAACCGACACGTCGAATCTCAGCCCTTTACGGTTTGCACTTCGCTTATATTTTCTATAAAGTATTTCCTGCGGAGAGAGCGAGTGGCACTTCATACACTCTTTTGCGTTATGCCACTTCCTATCACCGCAATGGCAGGTGTTATATTTTGACTGTTGGAAATACTTTTTCCTTTTCACGGCGGTTATACCTTCTGTTCTTCCCTCTTCTCTTCCGTCAGGCGTTCCTTCAGGTCGACCATCAGGATAAGCCTGTCCTGCAATATCTTGAGTGCCTCCATGCGTCCGAGGAATCTGTCGGATGGAATGCCCGTCTTCATCTGCGACTCAGCGAGTTGGTCATCATAGATGCCGTTGATAAGTACACGGAGGAGGTCGCCGAACTCTCCACCAGTTGCGTTCTCGACGATAGTTCCGAGATAGATTTGGTCGTCGATACTGTGCCTCCTGATTCGGTCTGTCAGGGTTGTGCCAGTCTTCGGCATTATTTGATTCCTCCCTTAAGGAAGTTCACGCTCGCCTTTGCCTTGGCGACATTGGCGAACCGCCTGCCCTTGCCGTCGAACCTTCGCTTGCCACCGCACGCACCCTTACCGCCTCTTCCGAATGTACCCTTAGCCATATTTCACCACGCTCTTTCTATTGGCTGACCGTGACTTCGACTCGCCGTCGTCGTCGTTGTTGTAGTCCACGACGATTTCACGCCGAGGAATCTTCGACAGGTTCATCTCCTTGTCGACCTCGAGCAGGTTCTCAATCTGCTTGGCAGAGACAGCGTCAGACTGCATCTGAGCCTTGACCTGTTGCTGCATCTGCTTCTGCATTTGGTCTCTCTGCTGTATCTCCTCGTCGGAGAGCATAATACGCTTGGCGATGCGAGCGTCATAGTCCATCAGGTACAACTTTTTCAGTTCCGTTTGCTTGATGTCAGGGTCGCCTGCGAAGACTCTCATCAGGTTCATCGTCTTCATCGCCCTCATCATCGGGTTGGTATTCTCGAGCCGACCATTGGGCATAATCGAGAACCGCCCCTGCGTCTCTCTGCGGTTGACCTTTATCGGTCTGCCGTAGAGGATGACCTCTTCGCTGTCGTCACCGAACTGGTCGTACAGAGCGTCGACCTGATAGTACACCTCAGCCATCTGATTCTGCCACACGAGGAGGTCAAGCGACTGCACCTGACCCTGTAGCGAAGCCATCAGTTGAGCTTCGGTCGCTGACTTCTGCCCCTGCTGACCCGAGCCTGCCATATTCGTCGGGTCGGTGAAGCCTGCTTGGATATTGCCGACACGATTGTCTGCCCAAGCCTTAAGGAACTGAGCCTGTTGGAAAAGTATCCCTTGCGAGAGATTGCCCACCTGTCGTATCTCGTAGTCGGTCGTCTGACCGCTGATAATTTCCACAGGCTCAGCAGGTGTGTAGCGTGCGTTCTTGATGTTCGACACGCTGTTACGCTTGTAGACTACCTTCGGCGTGTTGACGATAGTGCCGTTGTCGATAGCCTGATTGAGGGCGGTTGAGATGCCAGTCTGATAATCCTCGTCGAGCCAAGGGTAGCCACGGCTCGAATACAAACCCCTGTCGTTCATCTCGCGCTTGCACCGCACATAGGGGAAGTGTCCGTGGTCGTATGGCACTTCGATGAAGCGGAGCACGCACGAAGGGTCAGCGTCGGGATAGGTGACGATGTACCGACGAGCGATGCCCTCTTCGCCGTCGGGAGAATACCAACAGCAGGTCTCGTGCAGGAGCACTTGGTCGTCGTCGACGGTGGTGGTGCTCTTCGACCGCTTGGTGTAGGGCATCTGCTTACCTGCCCACGCCTTGATGGTGGAGGAGTCATACTCTTCGTACTTCTCGTCACGCATCGCAATCTTGACCTCGTTGATGGACTTGTAGAAGCGATGGTCGATGAAGCGAGCCTGCTGAATGTCAGTCGTGCCGATAGGCATCACGACATCCTCACGGAGCGAGAGCGGTATGACCTCAGGCTGATTGTCACGAATCTCGACGAGGTCGATGTCAAACTCCGTCGCACCCTCACGGAACTTCTTGACCGCCTTCAAGACCGCCTGATAGTTCTCCTCGAACGACATATCGATGCCGTACTCTTCCTCGAGGATTTTCATTAGGACTTGGTCGGTGACACGCTCATCGAAGAGAGCACCGAGCGTCTGCTCATCGAAGTCAGACAGGTCGATGTGCTCGTTGTACTCCTCGGTCGTGAACTTCCATATGATTTTCCATATGACAATGCCCTGCTCGAGAGCGATGTCCACGCCCTCGTTGTACGGCTCGAAGAACTTGACCTTGTTCTTCATGCGCCAGTCGAACACCAGTTCTTTGAGGCGTGCAGGCTCGATGGACTCGCCCGAGAAAGGGATGAAGGTACATATCGGGTCTATGTTCACGAGATTGATGTAGGCGACCTTGTTGTTGTTGATGTGCGTGTCGATGAGAGGCACGACATAGTTGGCACAGCCGACCCACGGCGTTGTCTTCGGCTGACGGACGCCGTACCGCAGGTTGATGCCCTTGTCGACATTCTGCTCCCATTGGGAACGATTAGCCTTCTCGGTATCGACATCGCTCGACAGTTCCGTGACGAAACCTTTCAGTTCGTCCGTTATCTTCAGGCTCTTCGTGTCCGTTAGATTTTCAGGATGCACTCGACTTGATGGTGACATCAGTCCTCCGCTTATTCGGTTTCGCCGTGACCTCTTCCTTGACGGCTCTCTTTCGCTCTCTGCATAGCCTGCACTCGCAATCCTCGAAGCATAGACCCATCACCCACCCTGAGCGTGACTTGTAACTCATTTCGTCGGTGTCTCCTCGGGCGTAGCGTCGGCAGGCTTCGCAGTCTTGCCGATGACGATATCAGTTCCTTCCTCGGAGATGGTCGGGCGAGGCGGTATCTTCGGGTACTTCGCATCCTTGTCCTTCAGGTACGAGATAGCGTCGGTCGAGCGGTAGAGCGTGATGCTTGAGTTCTTACACTTGACATATCCCCACGCACCGAAGACCATGATGTCATCACCCTTGGCACGCATCAGGTTCGCCGACGAGTAAGCGCAACCTGAGAGCGTTAACTGCAACAGCACAGCCGCTACTATTAGTTTACGCATCAGTATCCGCTCCCGACATTGATTGTCATCGTTTCGCTTTCCGCATTAACCCTCTCGCCCTGACCCTGACGGTCTCCATAGCCTTGCACGCCGACGACATTGTCAGCGATTTTAGATAGACCGTATATGCCCATAATGTAAGCGTCGGCTCTGTCGGGAGACCTGCCGATACGCTTCTTAACCTCAGCCTTCGGCTCAAGTTGCAGTCTTCCGTTAGAGTTGATAATCTTATAGTGGCACTCAACGAGCTGTCTGACGGTCTCCTCGTCGGTAGGATACTCGGTTTTCTTGTCCGTGATTTGCTGTGCGACATATGCCCACGCTTCAGCCTTTCTATTGGCGAAGTGCTCGCTGTCGTCGGCAGACTCGGCTGAGTTGAAGGCGTTCACGCGCATGCCCATCTCCGAGAGCCTGTCTACGATGCCCTGCCCTATGCCAATGGTATCGATGATGAAGTCGTCGCATTGGTGTTTGTGTGACATCACAGCAAGTTCGCCTGCAATCTTCATCGTGTCACGCTCGTGCATAATCTTCTGCTCAACCTCGACGGAGTTGTAGAAGACCTTGATGACGCATTCGTCACCGCCCATCGACGGGTCGCACGAGATTATCTTCTTGGCTACGGGAGCGAGGAAGTTGATGCCCTTTACACCGTCGAGCATCGCGAAGGTGATGAGTTGATTCGACGGCAGGAGTGCATCCCAGTCGCCGTCACGGTACGCTCGGAGGAGTTTCTTGTCGTAGGCGAAGGATGACTCGAGCGTCGCTACATAACCTTTCGGAAGGTGCGGATTATCGCTTGGGAGGGCAGGCACAAAATACTCCCCTGACCGCCGTGCCTTGATGAACCTGTATTTGAGGTGACACTCAGCAGGATTAGCGGTGTAAAGTTTTTTATAGGGAGGACGGCGACCGTTATGCTTGAGACGCAAGGACGCTTCAAGAGTTCCCAAATCAGACTCTTCGGTCTCTTCGCCTTGGTCGATGGCGACGAATGCGAGTTCGGCTGAGTTGAACTTGTTGATATTCTCTTGGTCATCGAGTCCTCCGAATCCCATCTTCACACGACCGTTGATGATAATCTCTTTATCCTGCTCTCGGATGATATACGCCTCGGGCGGTATGACGCGCTTCCAAGTCTCAAGCGTCGTCTTGTTGAAGTCGACGGCACGTTTACGACCGATGAAGCCGACGGGGAGCGGATGTTTGAGAGGCTCGTTGAGGTCGAAGAACCTGATGAGAGCGTTGCACCATTGGAATGCCCACAGGCAGAAGAGGAACGACTTGCCACCACCCTTCGCACCGCCATAACAGACAGCACAATCCTCCGTCGAGGTGAGGAGTTTATACGCCGTGGTCTGCTTAGGAGTCAGGGTGTACTTCGATGCCATTCGCTATTCGCCTTGCGTCTTCTTCCGTCGCCACAGTTGGGTCGAGTTGTATTACGACCGAGACAAGATTCGCCACGTTGTTGCCGTTGCTGTTCTTGCCATTACTATTCTTGACCGAGCCTTCGAGTTCGTAGAACAGACGCATCGCAGGCACTTCGCACATCTCGACGGCGTTCATCAGAGCCTTATCGACGATAGGTGCTTGAGCCTTGCGATACTTCATCCTCTGCTCATCAAACCACTTCACGAACTCAGGATTCTCGAGGAGGGTGTAGTATTTATGGCGAGGGATTCCTGTGAGTTTTTCTGCACGATACGGACGACCTGCAACTTCATCCAAAAAAAGAGCCGAGACGAACCTTCTTATCTCAATACTTGGAATATACAGCCTCTTTTGTTGTGTTTTGTTGCTCTCAGCAACTGCTGTGGTCATATCCTCGGTTCTCTCTCAACCTGAGCCACGTCAGATGGCACGGTGTTGATTTTAGGGGCAGGTGGCGCGTCGCTTATCTCAAGCACAAGTTCCTTCTCAAAGTGTTGATGTAGGAGCATCACACTCGCCAACTCATTACTGGGAACGCAGAAGGTGATTTTCGATTCGCCTTCAGCGTCTGTTGTTATCTTGTTTAGTATTGCTCTCATCTCGTATCAATTTTATCATCTGTCTTTCCTTAATGCAAATAAATCGTTTGTGTGTGTCTTTTTATATCTTGGTGACATAGGGTCGACATAGGGTCGACCCATTGTCTTTGAGTTCCTTTATAGTAAGAGTCCCCATTCCCTT